GTGTTTCAGAACTTTGGAACGAATGGTTAGAAAAAGAAAAAATTGATAACTCTATATTAGACTATGATGTAATCAAAGTTTTGAGAGTTCGTTTTTATCAAGAAAATAAGCACTTATTAGGGCCTGATAATTTATACACTCTTTGTAAAATACATCATCAAAGACTCCACAGTATATATGGTGCTAGGTATTCTAACTGGAGATCTGTTAAGGTTAAAACTTGGCTAGAGAGTCAGAGATTGAAATTTGGAGAACAAAATGGCAGGTCCAATTAGTTGGGTACGAGAAAAACTTAATCCTATTCAGCCTTATCTACAAAGTCAAGAACCTACAGTTCAACCAGACAGTAACGTAGATTTTAGAGCTGCTTACGATCAAGTTGAGATAGTGCATAGATGCATAGAAATGATAGTCAACGCAGTAGTGGGTATACCGTTTGCAGTTGAGCCCGGTAGTCAAGGGGGTCCTGTTAAAAAAGTAAGTAAGTTACTTAATTCAAGACCTAATCCTTTTGAAGATAGAACCAGATTTATGAGAAGAGCTGTAATGGATCTTTTATTAGATGGCAATGCTTTCTTCTATTATGATGGTAATGATATGTATTTATTACCAGCTAATGATATAGAAATAGAAACAGATGCCAAGAGATTTGTAAAAGGCTATACTTATATGTTGTCAGGGGGTGAAACCGAAAATAGTTCAGGATTTCAGCCTTTTGCAAGCTCTACTCCTTACGCTTCTTCTGGTGGTTCTAAGAAAAAACCTAAGCAAACTATTCATTTTGATTCTACAGAAGTTATACATATCAAAGATGATAATGATGAGAGCATATTTAGAGGAAAAAGCAGACTAAGATCTTTATCAGACCTTATAAACTTATATTATGCTTTACTCAAGTTTCAAAGACAATTCTTTAAAAATAATGCCATACCTGGTGTTGTTTTAACTACAGATACCGTTCTTAGCTCAAAAGTAAAAGAACGGTTATTACAAAGCTGGCGAAATACATATACTACAATATTTGATGGAGCCAGAAATCCTGCCATATTAGATGGTGGGTTAAAAATAGATAAGTTTAGTGACATAAACTTTCAAAATTTAGATTTTGAAAACAGTGTAGAACGATTGCAGCAAGATATGGCTAAATCTTTAGGAGTACCTTATACTCTATTAAAAAGTGGTAATAATGCTAATATCTCTTCTAATCAAGTACTATTTTATGAGCATACTATTATACCAATAGTTACTCAATTTACTAGTGCTTTTGAGCATCATTTTAACAGTGTTTCTATAAGACCCGAATTAGTATCTATACCTGCTCTACAACCAGATTTAAAGTCTCAAGCGCAGTATTTTAGTTCTTTAGTTAATGCTGGTATTATTACTCCAGACGAAGCTAGAGAAAAACTTAATTTTCCTACTTTAGGGTTAGATACTACTTCAGAAATTCGCATACCTCAGAATATCACAGGAAGTGCCACTAGTCCAGAGTTGGGCGGTAGACCTTCATCAGACGATACAGAAGATATGCCTATAACGGAGCCAACAAATGAGTGATAAAAAGTTTTATATCAATAGTGATAATATAGAAATTAAATCAAAAACAGATAGTGCTAACAAGCCTTTTAAAATAGCTGGTTACGCTAATACTACATCAAAAGATAGAACTGGTGATGTAGTTTTATCAGAGGCATGGGTTAAAGGCATAGAGAACTACAGAAAAAATCCTGTTTTACTCTATCAACATGATCATGGAAAGCCTATTGGTAAATCCGATACTGTAAGAGTAGACAAAAAAGGTATTTTTGTAGAAGCTTCAGTATCAAGTGCAGCTGAAAAACTACACGGAGTGCAATCTTTAATTGAAGATGGGGCACTGAAAAGTTTTAGTGTAGGTTTCAGAGTAAAAGATGCAGATTATGATAGAACTGCAGATACTTTTGTAATTAAAGATCTAGAATTACTAGAGATTAGTGTGGTAAGTGTTCCCGCAAATCAAGAGTCTTTATTTAGTATCAGAAAAAGTTTCGAATCAGATGAAAGTTTTGAGTCCTTTAAGTCTCAATTCGAAAAAGAGGAGGAAGAAGTTTTGGAAGAAAAAACAACAGAAGAAACTGCAGTAGAAGAATCTTTAGAAATTGAAGAAACTGTAGTAGAGGCTTCAGTACAAGAAGCTTCTGAAGACAAGTCTATTGAAGAAAAAGATCTTATTATAGACGAAGAAAAAGAAGCGATTGAAGCAGAAGGCTCTTACGAAGATCCTAATACTCTAATCCCTTTTTATAATATGCTAAGTACTGAGACTTCTCAGTTAGTTAATGGCGATTGTGTAAAAATGAAGGGCAATCGTTATAAAATTTCAAAAATTGCTACCGCCGAATCCCCATATTTCATATTTAAAGAAATTGACATTAACGGGGTTTCAAGCGATAATACTATTAAGATTAATGCAGAAAATCTATCTGTAGTTAATGCTTGGGATCTTTCTACTAAATTCGATATTGAAATCATCGACCATAGTGAAAGTAAGTCTTTAACAGATAAAGACAGAGAAGAAATTAAATCTAATTTCTCTGATCTTGTTAAAGCTTCCGAATTTAATCTTTTTGGACTAAAACAAGAAGATAAAATTAAAAATAATGATCAGTATCAAACAACTTTAAACAACCTGTTAAATCTGAAAAGCATGGAAGCAGGAACTTGGAGTGATACTCACTATACGTTAGCAAAACGTTTTGTTAATACTATTAAAGCACTTATCGACCTTCCACAAGAAGAAGATAGAGATTTCGCACTAAAACTATACGGTTATATTACCGAAAATAAGGAGAATAATGAGATGGCAACTCAAGATATTGGTGATCCCATCACTGTTGATACAAAAGCTGCAGGCACTCAGGTTGTTGAAGAGAAAAAAGTTTCTAATCACGTTTCTGAGCCAGAAGTAGCAAAACTAGTCGAAAAGACTGGTGATAAAATCATGGAAGAATCAGAAGCTAAAATTAAAGCTAATAATGAAAACCATGAAGACTCTCGTTTAGCTGAAGAGCTTGCAGAGTTAAAAGGGCAAATGAAAGCCTACCGTGAGCAAATTGACTCATACACAACTAGTAAAATGGTTTATCAAGAAAATACTCGTAGAAACGAGCAGTTTTCTCAGAAAGACCTATCTAACGCTTACTTTTTAGCTAAAGCTATGCGTAGAGACCCATTAAGCACTAAGTACGGCATGCGTATGAAAGACGTAGTACAAGGTGGTTCAGTAGATGCATTTGAAAATGCATTTTCTACAAATGTATATGAAGAAATGAGACAACAACTTGTTGTTGCTCCTTTATTCAACCGCATCGAAGTTAACGCAAAACAGTTTTCAGTACCTGTTGCAAGCGAAGACACAGATGATGCGATTGCTCAGTTTGAGTCTGGCACTTATGCCACAGACACAAACAACTACGTACCGACATCAAATCAGCACGTATTAAAGAGCGTTGACTTAACACCACATAAATTTATGGTTAAGACACACATCGCAAAAGACGAAGAAGAAGATACACTACTTCCATTAGTAGACTTTTTACGTTCAGCAGCTACACGTCGTTTAGCTCGCTTTACAGATAAAGTATTACTTCGTGGTAATGGTGGATTAACTGGTTTTGATGCTACTGAATCAATGTCAGCAGGTAGCACTACAGGAGTAGGCGGAGTTGCTTCACCTATTACAGGTATTGTAAACCACGCTGGTGCGGTAGCCGCATTAAACGTATACAGAGGTGTAGGTTTAACAGGTGCTGCAGCTAATACAGCAACTGCTACTGCAGCTACTGTAGCCTCAGCTCGCGCAGCTATGGGCAAGTATGGCCTAGCTATGGGAGACCAGTTAGTACTTCTTACTTCAGTAGAAGGTTATAATAATTTTGTAACCGAAACTGATTTCCAAACTGTAGACAAGTTTGGTCCTCAAGCTACCTACTTAACAGGCTCTATTGGTGCTATTTATGGTATTCCAATTCAGATTTCTGAATTTATGGATTCCGTATCAGCAACTGCTAATAACCGTGTACTTGGTACTATGGTTTATAAGCCTGGATTCTTGATTGGTGAGCGTCGTTCTATGGAAGTAGAAAGCGATTACCTTCCAGATCGTCAAGTTACAGCGCTTTATATGTCAACACGTTATGACATGAAGGCACTTACAACAGAGTCAGCAGCTGCACTAAGCTCTTCTTACTCTTATGCTGTAAACATGTTAAGTGGTGCTGAGTAATCAGTAACTACTTATAGTTAGCAAAGAAAAGGGGATGCGGGCTCCCAGCCCCATTCCCTTTTTATTTTTTAGGAGACAGTAAATGTTAGTGACTCTATTAGAAATTAAAGAGTTTTTAAAAATAAAACTAGATAATGATAGTGAAGACAGCAGATTAAGATCTATAAATTCGTATGTATCTAGTTTAATAGAATCTTACTGTGGTAGAGTAATATCTTCAGGTAATTATACAGAATATTTTAACGGAGGAGTTTCCTCTGTTTTTATTAAGAATCCTCCTATTAACTCTGTACACGAAGTTTCTCACTATACTGGAAATTCTTATACTACTTTAGGTGGGCCAGGTTCTTTAGGTCAACAAATAGAAATAGAAGGATCCTCACACAAAATTACTTCTTTAGGTAATGCTAAAACTAGTAAAAGAGTAAAGAAGTTTGGTATTTCTAGTCTACATTTATCTGAGGCAGGAGACTATTTATCAGTAAATAGTTCTGATGATTTTAATCTAGGTACTGAGCCTTTTACTATAGAGCTTTTTGTACGCCCTGCAACCTTAAATAATTCTACTTTTATATCTAGAAATGATAACGATAACGATAACTGGGAGCTCTCATATGATTCTAGTAATGGTGTATTTTTTAGAGCAAAAAGTGATGACGTAGAGACAGCTTATATATCCGGCACTACTGTATCTGTAAATACTTTTACTCATATAGCAGTAGTTAAAGAAGATACAGAATTAAAAATATATCAAAATGGTAATCAAGTAGGCTCTTCAGTAGCTCATGCTAACTCAATTCCTAATTTATCTTCATCTTTAGAAATAGGAAGAATATCCCAAACAGATAATAAAAACTTTATTGGATATATAGATGATATAAGAGTTTCTTGGAACGCCAAATACTCAGGTAATTTTAGTACCTCTTTACAGGCTGCAGCATCTGATGAGGATACTAAACTATTAATTCCTTTTAATGAAGGAGCTAATAAAACAGATATAACTGACTTTTCTAGAAAAGTAAATGAGTATGTGTGGTATCCTGATACTGGTGAGGTTAGTTTTGATTCTGGAATGGGTAGCGGTTCTCCTAGTTTAGGATTTTTTAATCCTAGAAAGTTTAATAATTTTACTAATGGGGTTAGAGTTACTTATAATGGAGGTTATTCTTCTGTTCCTAATGATTTAAAACTAGCTTCGTTAGAAATGATAAAAGTTCTTTATAAAGGAAGAGAGGGTGCAAAAAGCGTATCTCTTCAAGGAGATAATTCTTCTTCTCATGACTTAAGTTTAGATGGATTTCCTCCTCAAGTCAGAAGAGTATTAAATTTGTATAGGCTGCCTATGTAATGATATCTGTATTAGCTTTTATGGATGGAAAAAAACTAGAAAAAGCTCTTAGTGATACAAAAGCTAAAAGTGCTTCAGTTAAACTTGGTATTGTAGGTGAAAGAATTACAAAAGGAATTTTTAAAACTAATAAAGAAGCTACTACAAGAAGTGGTAAAGCCGATATTGTAGGAGTTCCTTCTAAAAATGTTTTATCAGTTATTCAAGCAGTAGAAGGTAAGAACTCTCCTACCGTAGCCTCATTAAATGACCTTATAAATGACTCTATGGGAGTTAAATCTTTTGACATAGAAGCTAAAGCTACAGGAAAGCTATTAGGAGGTACTGGATTTGCAGGAAGTAGACGAGGAACTTTAAAAGTTACTGGGGCAACGGCAAGTCTTAATCCTAGAGGTCAAATAGATACTGATTATATAGAAAGACAAAGAGTACTAATAACAGAGCTAGTAGAACTAGGAATGACTAGCAATAAAGGTAAAGTTTCCAAAATAAATAAACTATTTGAAGATTTAAGAATAGAAGTTGATGACTCGTATACTTCTAATGACTTAAAAGAATTACAAGACGAAATATTTAAAGTAGTTGGGGGGTCTAGAGGTAAATCTGTTATTAGAAATGCGTATGATAAAGTTATGAATGATCCTAAAAAGTTTAAACAGTTTATGGAAGGCCCTTTTGGTAATCTTATAACAGATAAAGTTACTAACTTAACAGCGCAAATAAATGTTAAGGATACTAAGTCTGATAACACTTTAACTTTTTTTCAAACTTTTATAGGTTTAAAATTTACTAGTAAAGATATAGTGAGAAAAAAAGGATCAACAGGTTCTTATTCTTTCTTTTTAAGTAGCGCATTTGAAAAAAAACTACTAGATGAAACTAAACGTAAGCTTGAGCAAAACGCTATAGGAGTTATAGAAGAAGATATAAATAAAGTATTTAATATTAGCGGTAAAACAACTTTAAATAATATACTAAAGCGCCCTGGCAGCTTAAAAGAAATAATAGACTCTTTGACTTTTGATCTTAATATTAAAGTGCCTAGTGGAGGATCTATAGCCTTAAATTTTGGCATAACAGGTACTAAACTATTTGATGAGATAAATGCTAAAACCGCTAGAGCCTTGAGTAATAATTTAGTAGTATCATCTAAAGTACGAAAAGGTAGATTTGCTTCTGCAGCTCAATTGACTTCTTTATTACAGATAGAAGTACTAAGTAGGATGAGAAAATCTGGAAGACCTAAACCCCCTACTCTTACTAACAGGTCTGGTAGGTTTGTTGAAAATTTAGAAATAGCCCAAGTTAATTATAAAAATTCTATAATTAACTATTATTCAATGCCTCTATACTACTCATTAGAGGAGTATGGGTATGACGTTGAAAATTTAATTGAAGGTAGTATAAGAGATATAACGCAAAAACTGTATTCTCGTCAGTTTAACTTGATACGTGCTTAAGTTTAAAAAAATTAAATTGCCGTAGTTATTTTCCTGTGTTATACTCTTATAAAGTTAGGTGGAAAAATGTCTCAAAGACGAGATATAATAAAAACATTAATTGATAACTTAATATTAATAGATGGTACTGGCTCACCTTTTGGAGGCTATGTATTTAAAACTAGTGTACATGAAAATGTATATAGAGGCTTTAAGCCATTAGAAGAAATTAATGACTTTCCCTCAATTTATATTGTTCCAGGA